GACGACATTCGTAAACACTATAGTGTGATTGATAAGAATAATTCTCTTATCAATCATATGAATAAGCAGATCAAAGAACTAGAAACTGAAATCAAAACTATCCAAGATAGTAAGAATGATTCTAGTAAAGAGCAGGAGCAGTTAAGTAACCTTAATGATCAACGTGTAGGTTATGAAAGTATTCTTGCCGCCCACAAAGAGAACAAAGATTACTACAGTGTTGCTGCTAACCTGCTGAAGGACACTGGCATCAAGACCAGGATCATCAAACGATACCTGCCGGTGATGAACAAACTCATCAACCAATACCTACAGCAGATGGATTTCTTTGTAAACTTCACACTCAGTGAGAGTTTTGAAGAGACTATCAAGTCTCGTTATAGGGACGACTTTAGTTACGCATCGTTCTCGGAGGGTGAGAAGTCTCGCATTGACATCGCTCTTATGCTAACATGGAGATCCGTTGCCAAGCTCAAGAACAGTGTAGACACCAACCTTCTAGTCCTAGACGAGATCTTTGACAGCTCACTTGACAGCACAGGCACTGATGAGTTATCATTCATATTGAGGAACTTCACGAACGATCTCAACTTGTTTATTATCTCGCACCGAGAACACATGGTCGAGAAATTCGATCGTGTTCTCAAATTTGATAAAGTGAAAAATTTTAGTAAAATGGAACAATTGATTAATGGAGATTAATTATGAAATACAATGAAGATGCGCTTCTTAAAGAGTTGCGCGATTATATCTCAGGAACCTATGGACAACATTATTCTGCTGGTAACGACAGTATTCAAACGTTAGATCTTATTGAATCATGTGGAGACGCTGAGGCATTCTGCCGCAGCAACATCCTAAAGTATGCTTCACGCTATGATCGTAAGGGCACTGCCCGTCGTGATATCATTAAGATCCTTCACTACGCATTGCTGCTGCTCCATTTCTCTGACAAATCCAACATTACTGAAGAATACCCTAACCGATGACCATGAAACTCTCTCAAAATACTTTCAACCTTCTTAAGAATTTCTCTGGTATCAACCAGTCTATTTCTGTGAAGTCTGGAAATACTATTCGCACTATCTCAGTAGCAGAAAACATTCTTGCTGAGGCAAACGTAGAAGAAACTTTCCCTAAGAATTTTTCGATCTATGATCTTAATGAGTTTCTTGGCGGCATGTCATTGATGCATGGTGCTGACATGGAGTTTGGTAGTGATCATTATGTAAAAATTAAGAACAATCGTTCTGCTATTAAATATTTCTTTGCTGACTCAAGTCTGATTAAGCAGGCACCGGACCAGGGTATTAAAGTCCCGTCAGCAGATGTAAACTTTGTTCTGAGTGAATCAGACATTCAAAGTCTGACTCGCGCTGCTGCTGTCTATCAACTTCCAGATTTTTCTGTGATTGGTGATAGCACTAATGTTACTGTTCTTGTTCGCGATAAGGAGAATGATACATCAAATACTTTCTCTATTAATGTCGGACAAACGGATGATGAATTTGTCCTCAACATGAAAGTTGAGAACCTGAAACTTATCAAAGGGGATTATGATGTAGTAATGTCTAAGCGTCTCATCAGTCGCTTTACTAACAAAAGCATTCCTGTCACATACTGGATTGCTTTAGAACCAGACTCCAACTAAACTTTATTTTTATATTATGAACGACCAGTATCTCTGGGTCGAGAAGTATCGTCCTCAAACAATTGACGATTGTATTCTGCCAGATGGCATCAAACGTGATCTTAAACAACAGGTTGCTGCTGGTGAGTTGAATAACCTTCTTCTCACTGGACCACCTGGTGTCGGTAAGACTACAGCAGCAAAGGCACTCTGTGCCGAACTTGGACTATCTTATATTGTAATTAATGGATCTGACGAAGGACGCTTTCTGGATACGGTACGGAACCAAGCAAAAACTTTTGCAACGACCGTATCACTTCAAGGAAGTAAGCACAAAGTCATCATTATTGATGAAGCAGATAACACAGGGAACGATGTACAACTCCTCTTACGGAGTTCTATTGAGGCGTATCATAGCAACTGCAGATTCATCTTCACCTGCAACTACAAAAACAAAATCATTGACCCCATCCAATCAAGATGTTCAGTCATTGACTTCACCTACAAAGGAAAGGAAAAGGCAGCTGTTGCGGGGCAATTCTTCAACCGTGTCAGGACTATACTTGAGGGTGAAAATGTTAAATACGATCCTAAAGTTGTTGCCGAATTAATTCAAAACCACTTCCCTGATTGGCGTCGTGTCCTCAATCAACTTCAGAAGTATGGTAATACTGGTAGCATTGATACTGGTATCCTTGCTGAGATCACTGACTTCAATCTCAAAGGACTTATGAATGCTCTGAAGAACAAAGAGTTTAATATTGTTCGTAAGTGGGTAGTTGCTAATCTGGATAACGATTTTAATATGGTTAGTCATCGTATCTACGAAGCAATGTATGATGTTCTTACACCTGCTACTATTCCAGCAGCGGTTTTAGTAATCGCTAAATACCAGTACCAGGCAGCGTTTGCTGCCGATCAGGAGATTAATCTTCTGGCATGTTTAACCGAAATTATGATGGAGTGTCAATTCAAATGAACGTAAAACTGATCCGTATGTCCTCTGGAGAGGATGTAATTGCTGAAGTCGTCAACCATGATGATAATTCCCTCACACTAAAGAATGGAATTGTAGGTATTCCTACACAGCAGGGCACATTATCATTCGTAGCATGGTCTCCGATGATTAGTAAAGAAGTAAAAGATATCACAGTATCTACTAAGTTTGTGATATATGTTGCTGATGCAGCAGAAGAAATTGTTTCTCAGTATGAGCAAATGTATTCTCCTATCACAACCCCTGAAAAAAAGAAATTAATCCTTTGAGCAAATACAGTAATCTAACTTTACCCCGAGTTAAAACTACACCACAAAATGTGAACGAAGCACATGAAGCTCTCTTCTATGCTTCTATGAATCTTCCTGCTGCTGCCACCCATTGTGGTATGTCACAGAAAGAACTTAAAATGACCTTCTGGGAATACCTTAAATATCATGAACCAAACTTTGAAGTCCCTCAAGACGCCGCTTAGATATCCTGGTGGCAAATCTCGCGCCACTAAGTATCTTATTCCACGTTTCCCTGATGGCATCACTGAGTATCGGGAAACATTTTTAGGTGGTGGTAGTGTTGCCATCGCATTTACTAAAGCACACCCAGACATTCCTGTGTGGGTAAATGATCTTTATGAACCCCTATATAATTTTTGGAGGGTTCTCCAAGATTACAGTCAAGAATTATGTGATGAGTTATTGAAACTTAAGCAGCAACATCCTGAACCTGTATCCGCAAAAAATCTATTTCTCGAAGCAAAACAACTGGTTAATAATTATGATCAATCCCACCTACGTCGTGCTTGTAGCTTTTACATTATCAATAAGTGCTCTTTTTCTGGTCTCACTGAGTCCTCATCCTTTAGCAGGCAGGCATCTGTCTCCAACTTCTCAGTGCGAGGAATTGAGAAACTAAAGGGATATTCGGAAATAATTCAGAACTGGAAAATTACTAACTGGTCATATGAGGGACTTTTTACAGACAATATACGTTGTTTTATATATTCTGATCCACCCTATGATATCAAAGATAACCTCTATGGTAACAAGGGAGATCTGCATAGGCGTTTCGATCATGATCAGTTTGCTGCTGATTGCGACAACCACCTTGCTCGTCAGTTAATCTCATATAACTCCGCTCAGATGGTCAAGGACCGCTTCAAAGACTGGATGACCTGCACTTATGATCTTACTTATACTATGAGGTCTACAGGCGATTACATGAACGAACAGAAGGACCGCGCTGAACTCTTGCTATTTAATTATGAGTAAAACTGAACTGAAGCATTGGTTGAATTCTATCAATCATGAGAAACAAAACATCATGACTGATGAGAACAAAAATGAATACCCACCATTCATTGTTAACAAGTGTCTGTCTGGTTTTATCGATACTATCATGGTATCGAATGAGATTAATATCAACCACCACCTGTCCAAGAAACTACAATATGAATTTTTACTAAATATTGTCAGACCAAAACGGAGATTTTCTCCGTGGTTAAAAAAGGAAAAAATTACAGATCTGGAAATAGTGAAAACTTATTATGGTTATAGTAATGAGAAAGCACGATCCGCTCTTAGTCTTCTTTCTGACGAACAGCTAAATTGTATTAAACTTAAATTGAGTAAAGGTGGTAAGCAATGACGACATCAACTGATATCGAAGTAACATGGGAACCCGCCGATATGGTGGAGGTTCTTCTTAATGAACCCGATGATTTTTTGAAGGTGAGAGAAACGTTGACACGTATTGGTGTTGCTTCTCGTAAGGAAAAGAAACTATATCAATCTTGTCACATTCTTCATAAGCAGGGTCGTTATTATATCGTTCACTTCAAAGAGTTATTTGCTCTTGATGGTAAGAGATCTAATCTTACATTGAATGATGTGCAGCGCCGTAATCGTATCACTCAACTTTTAGTTGATTGGGAATTGATTAAGGTTCTTAAGTCTGAAGTAATTGAAGATGTATCACCACTGAACCAGATTAAAGTTATTGCTTACAAAGAAAAAGTCGAATGGACGCTTGAGGCAAAATATAATATCGGTAAGAAGAAGGTGGTCACAACTACTGAAACATAAATAGACTTGAGACTCTTTTCGTGCGGTCTCTACGAAAGTCGGAACTTACGAGCACCCTTGACAGGGTGCTTTTTTTGTGCTATAACTAATGTACGGACAACGAAAGA